GGTATTATGAGTTTTTTAAAATCTATTATTAAGGAGTTAGATAATGAATACGCAAGTGTTGTTGAAGATGGAGTCGCTGCTGGTGACTGTGAATCGTTTGTGGATACTGGCAGTTATATTCTTAATGCCCTTATTTCTGGGAGTATCTTTGGCGGATTGCCTGCAAACAAAATCACAGCCCTCGCGGGCGAATCCAGCACTGGTAAAACTTTTTTTGCGTTATCAATCTGCAAGCATTTTTTAAATAGTAATCCTGCCGCTCAAGTAATTTACTTTGAGACAGAATCTGCTATCTCCAAAGATATGATGGTATCGCGTGGCATTGATGTTAAGCGTGTTGGTCTTGTGCCTGTGTCAACAGTTCAAGAGTTTCGCACTCAGTCTATCAAAGTGGTAGATGAGTATATGAAACTGAAGAAAGAAGATCGCCCGCCCCTGTTGTTTGTATTAGATTCTCTTGGTATGTTATCCACAACCAAAGAAGTTGAAGATGCTTCCGCAGGTAAAGAAACTCGTGACATGACTCGCGCTCAGGTGATTAAATCTATTTTCAGGATTCTGTCACTCAAACTTGGTCAAGCTGGCATTCCACTGATTGTTACCAACCATACATATGAAGTGGTGGGTGCTTATGTTCCTACCAAAGAAATGGGTGGTGGCACTGGTCTGAAATATTCTGCCTCTACGATTCTCTTTCTGTCTAAGAAGAAGGAGAAAGATGGCACTGAAGTCGTAGGTAACATTATTAAAGTGAAGGCACAGAAGTCGCGCTTCACAAAAGAAAACTCAGATATCGAAACGAGGTTATTCTATGATGCAAGGGGATTGGATAAGTATTATGGATTACTGGAGTTGGGTGAGAAGTATGGAGTATTCACCCGTAAGGGGAATCGTATCGTTGTTGGTGAATCCTCTGTTTATCCTTCTGTTATTCTTGCTTCTCCCGAGAAATACTTCACACCAGAAGTAATGCAAGCCCTTGATGAATGTGCCCGTAAAGAGTTTATGTATGGAGTAGCGGATGGAGAGAATTGAAACAACCATATTGCGTAATCTTATTTGTAATGAACAGTTTTATCGCAAGGTAGTTCCTTTTGTGAAACCAGATTATTTCAATGAGATTCATGAACGTATAATCTACGAAGAGGTTTGGAACTTCGCAAGCACCTATGAACTGGTGCCGACTAAAGAAGTGTTGACAATTAATCTTGAAGGGAGGAAAGATTTAAATGAGGAAGTATATCAAAACGCAGTTAAAACAATTGCTGAACTTAACGATTTGGAAGTCGAATACAACTGGTTGCTCGACACCACAGAAAAATGGTGTAAAGACAGAGCAATCTATCTTGCCCTCCTTGAGTCAATCAAGATCGCAGATGGAGGCAATCAAAAAGTATCAAAGGATGCGATCCCAGCAATCCTACAGGAGGCCCTGGCAGTATCTTTCGACGAACATGTAGGTCACGATTACTTAGAGAATAGCGTAGAGCGTTATGAGTTCTACCACCGTGAAGAAGATAAGATTCCTTTCCACCTTGAATACTTCAATAAGATTACTAAAGGTGGTCTACCAAACAAAACTCTTAACGTAGCACTTGCTGGCACAGGTGTTGGCAAGTCACTCTTCATGTGTGACTATGCTGCTAACTGCTTATCACTTGGTAAGAATGTGCTATACATAACAATGGAGATGGCAGAGGAAAAGATTGCTGAACGTATTGATGCTAATCTATTCAACGTCAACATCAAAGACCTTGTAGATTTGCCTGAGATAATCTTTCAAAGTCGTATCAATGAACTGAAGCGTAAAACACAAGGTAGTCTCATCATCAAAGAATACCCAACAGCATCAGCGCATGTCGGTCACTTTAAATCTCTTCTTAATGAACTTCAACTTAAAAAAACTTTTAAACCTGATATTATTTTTATCGATTACCTTAATATCTGTGCTTCGGCTAGATACAAGGGAGCAATTGTAAACTCTTATACTTATGTCAAGGCAATCGCAGAAGAACTTAGAGGATTGGCAGTGGAACACAATGTCCCACTTGTCTCTGCTACACAAACTACAAGGTCTGGGTTTGGCAATAGTGATGTCGATCTCACTGATACCAGTGAGTCTTTTGGCTTGCCAGCTACTGCTGACTTTATGTTTGCTCTCATCGCTACAGAGGATCTGGAAAAGGATGGTAAGATAATGGTTAAACAATTGAAGAATCGATACAACGATCCTACCATGTATAAACGTTTCCTTGTTGGGGTTGACAGAGCACGTATGAAGTTGTATAATGTTGATAACGCTGTTGACTTATCATCTGATAAAGAAGAAGAATATGACTTCGAAGAGATGGCAGCAGAACAAAGCAGAAACACGCAAAGTAAATTTACTAGTTTTATTTTATGACAGTCGATCTTAATAAGTATGTTCAATTTGTTGGTGAAGTTACTAGTCCAGCATCCCGTGATACGAGCGAGTTTATTGATCGTATTCTTGAACTAAAAAATCAAGGTGCTGATATTCAACGTCTTATGACCGCTGCTTGTGGTATCACTGCTGAGGGTGGTGAGTTTACTGAGATTGTAAAGAAGATTGCTTTTCAAGGTAAACCTTACAACGAAGATAATATCTTCCATATGAAGCGAGAGCTTGGAGATATTCTCTGGTATATCGCTCAAGCATGTATTGCTCTTGATATTTCTTTCGAAGAGATTGCTCAAATGAACTTCGAGAAACTGAGTGCTCGATATCCTGAAGGAACTTTTAGTATTGAACGAAGTGAAAATCGAGTTTCTACTGATATTTAATAAATACCCCCGTAAGGGGGTTTTTTCATATGCCAGCAAGGAGCGGAAGACAAGCCTGGGAAAAATATTATAAAGATAAAACTGTCTCCACAACAGTAAAAGCAAATACTAAAACCACTAGCGATAAAAACTACGTTTATTCTCCAGGTCCAGATAAAAAAACATCAGAAAGACTTGATGATGGTACTCCTATTGTTGTTCATGGTGGCAGCGAATATCAAACAAGATTGCCTATCATATATGATAATGGAGCGAAAAGTGGTTATTTTCCTGTAGACTCTATTAATAAACCGAGAGAAGGAGTTTGGAAAAGTTGGAGTACTACTGCTTCTAAATTGGCAGAAGGAGTTAAATTAGAAACATTAGATTATTTAAATGGTCAACCAAATGTTTTGTGTAGAGTTTTTACTGACGCTGATGAAATAGCAAAATCAGTTATATCTGGATTAGAATCTTCTGCTTCTACACCAGATCATGTCTTAGAACAAGTTCTTGATTTTTTTATGGATAATATGGATTCTACGGGATCTCAGGTTAGTAATAAATTTAATTGGATTCCAGCAATACACGAAAATGATAAGAAACGATTGGGTATTTATTTGGGAGAATTGCTGCCTGGTTATTTTGCTTTAAAGAATAGATACGGCACAGATATTTTTAGTAGAAGAATTATTCACGAAGGATTGAGTCAATTTGTTGTTCCAGATGACCAATCTTTTGGTGGTATAGATTCTGCCTTCATTTATTCAAACGGTGCTAGAGCATGTATTTCGAGTAAATTTGGAGAAGGAGCAGAAGCTTCGGTTTGGAATAATATTATGCCGTTAGTGATTGCCAATAAAACTGAACAAAGTATTACTAGAATGGCAAAAGATTCTGCAATTAAACAATTAATAAGAAGTTGCGAGTCAGTGAATGGTTATCAAAATAAGGGTAGAGCAGTTTTGTATTATTGTGGAGTAAGGGAGATAATGAAGGATACCACAGTTGACCCAGAAATATTTTTTGCAGAATTAAAACGAGAAACATTATCTGCACAATCAGCAAGTCTTTATAGAAAAATAAAAGAAAAAGTTGATGAATTGAAATCTCAACCAGGATATAAACAATTATCAACATTTAAAAATAAAAATGTTTCTTTGAGATCTATAACATCAGCGTTCTCTAGAATGATAGCAGATAGATTAAATATGGAAGTTTCTAATACTCCTGCTTTAGAGAATACATTAAAAAGTATTTTAGCAGGAAAAACTTTTTTTCAGTTGCATATGGATGATAGGAAGTTTATAAATACTGGGGAAATATACTTCAAAGTTTTGAAGTCATCTGCAGTTAATGTGATATTTAAAGGTGATAAGTCAGCTGTGGATTCTGAAACTTCTTTGGAAGCTGGTAGCGGAACATTAAACTATAAACTTGTGTAATGGCAAACGTAGTAAAATTAAAACACTTAGAACATTTAGAAGATGAAATTCTAAATTATGGTTCGGCGGGGTGTTTTGCCATCGTTGGATTTCTTACAGAACTTAAAAATATGATTGGCAAGAAATCTACTGGGGGGTTCTTACAAACTAAATGGGATGGCGCTCCGTCTGTAGTTTGCGGAACAGATCCCATGACAGGAACTTTTTTTGTTGGCACTAAATCGGTATTCAATAAAAAAGATCCTAAGATTTGCTATACTAAAGATGATATTGACAATTTATATGAGGGTGAGTTAAATAAAAAACTTAAAGATTGTCTTCAGTATTTTTCTAAACTTGGTATTAC